GGGTGGGGTGGGGGAGGGTAGATGATTCTCATGAATCGGGTGTGAGTTTGCTCACTGCCTTTCCTTCATGTCTACCCGGGGTTGTGTGCTCGACTGTACTGGTCGGCACCTTTCTTGATCCCATAGTCCATTTCCAGAATCCAGTCGCTCGCATCTGATCGGAATCGTGTCCCGATTCTGGCGTGCTTAAGTCGGGCAAGTAAGTCGTTTACCATACTTGCCGATACTGTCTCTGTAATGTACCGGAGGACGAACTGGTGGTCGGTGATCTTCGCAATTAAGACGTCGCCCAACTCTAGCTTGTATTCGTATCTCTTAGCCATATACTTCTTCATTATGCCAGCGTTCTTCGACCTGGATGTGAACACACTTGGCTTCATCCGGAGTGTGATTGCATCAATGGAAGGGCTACTGAACGAATTCTTGTATGACTTCCAGACCCCATAGTTGAATAGTGAGCCACGGCCTTGTGGGTCACCGACGCCTGGAAGGTCACCAATCTTGACCCCGACTGTCCGGAGTGGAATGCCTAATACCGGGATGGCACAAGAGGCTCGGTTGATGTCCTCAGCTGCAAAGTGCTTAAGAAGAGTCGCATGTTGGGGTTTCTTCGCTTTCGAGACGGTGAGTTTGAACCCCATTGCGAAGCCAGTGTCGATGATGCCTTGGACGGAGTCTACTCCAAGAGTTATGAGCTCGGCCATTATGAGCTGAAGGATGAATGTGTTGATGGCGGTCGTGAAGATATGACCGCTGGGGAGGTAGGGTCTCAGGACTTCCATGACGCAATCCAGAGTGATTCCTTTTCCCACAACTCGGAGTGGCACGAATATCTGGGCCATCAGCTTCTCGAACAGGTGCTTGAGCTCTTTCCCAAGGAGTAAACCCAGTGCAGCGAAGGCTGGTTCCAGCATGGATGCATCACAACTACTGATGTCGATGTCGTAGACAGAGCCACTCGGGGAGATGTAGCTTCCGTCATCTGAGTGTACCCACGCCGAGGGTTTGTTGTGCATCACGTGGTCCGCCCACTTTTCCAATGTGGCCTTGCTAGGACGGGCTATGAAGTAAATTGGGATGACGTCGCCCCCTGGATGCTTGTGGAGGATTGGTTCCTCTAGCAGTTGTTTGAGGCGTTTGGCTGTAGATGCGCCAAGCAGGGAGGCAGGCGCGCCAAGGGAGACATACATGCGGGATTTCTTCCCATACTTAGCTTTCTCAATCTTCTTCTTAGCTTCGTTGTACCGAGCGTGTTCCTGGTAGAGTGTGCCATTAGTCCGTAGTTCAAGCAAGGTGGCCTGGTAGAGGTCGTACACGTCGGGCCGAGCTTCATCCGCGGAAAGTTGCATGCGTTCCTCTCTGGTTGCGGGGATGACGTGAGCCAAGTCGTACGGGAAGTGTTCATATTTCTGCCAATAGTGGGGAAATTTTTTTTCGAACCATGCATGCTGATTCCCGTCCAGTTCCGTCTCATTCTCACGGCAGAGGGTGATTCTCCCTATCATGCTCTGCAGGTGCTCCACATTGTCTGCGTGCACTTGCACGTTGGAGTAGACGCCTCCGCCGAAAACGCTAAAGTAATTACTCTTGTACTTCACAGTCTCGTGAACTTGCGATCGGTCAATGACTCCCGGCGAACTCCACCCTGTCCCGACGTACCTAAACTTGGTGTTTATGCCCGGGCTGGGGTCATATGCCGCTACGGTTGTCCCTGGGACATTGAACAATTCCCTGTCCGTTTCCTGGCTATTCCTTGGCATGTCCATAGTTGAGAGGGGAATTGACCCGTGATTGCCTGTTCCTATAGCCGCCATGGCTCCCGTCTCCACTGTGCTGTCGAAAGCGGCCAGTAGGGAGAAAACCAGAGTCATGGGGTCAGCGTGACTCTTGAAGTCCGGTAGGGTTGTGTTGACGTGTGTCGTCCAGCAGTCCACTAGTTGCTTGTTGGGGGTGAGCTTCCCATCCTTGAGGACTACGGATCGAGGAGCCGCCATGTGGCTCTTCACTAGGTACTCTACTAACTGGGGGTACACGATGCACTCGACAGTTTGGTTGAACCCTAGTTTTTGTAGGAAATCCAGGCTACGTTTGGGCTCAGCACGTCCATAGGTGTGTGCATTCCTGGCGATGTATGTAGAGTTTTTGCACTTCACCCCGGTTGCTGTAGCCGACACCTTCTTGGCCAAGCCGAGCATTGACAAAATTTTCCCGGTCACTTTCCAGATGAACTTGGTCTTGTTGCTTCCTCCGAATATAAGGATCTTAGTTTCCTTAGTCATGAGGGAAAGCCCATTGTACAGTGGGTCTTCCGGAATGGGCAACTCGATGTCGAGATCCGCCAAGTGGGCTGTGGTCAGTTTGGGCGGCCGCTCTTCTTTCTCTTCACCGGTGTCCGGTGTGGGGGGTGAATCCTTGGCAGTGGCCACAATGGGGTCATTAGTGCTAGATGCCGCACCATCCGGGAGAATTTCGTCCGGTAGGGTAGGGGTGGGTTTCTGTACTAAAGTTTCAGTGGTCCCTGACAAAGGGATTGGGCAAGTCAAGATGGTGTCGACTTGGCTTGCTCGTGGGTCCCGGGTCCCCACGGTGACGCACTCGTATGCGAAAGCTTCCTCCAGGGTGCCCACTGCTGTGGGAGGAGTGGCCCTCGTGGTGGGAAACTGCAAGTGTTGTCCTGTGATAGGGTGGTAATGGAACTGGTTCTGGCAGTTGTCTAAGTCACAGGGGTATACATGCGTTCCTTGCAGTTCGGGCGGAATCGTGGATGCATGTTTCTTATCCATTCTTTCCTGGGCCTTGTTCTTCGACTTGGCATGAGCGTGAGGGAGGTCCCTGCACCGGTTTATATCCCGGGGGCACAGCCGGTGGGTCATTTTTGGGGTTCCGTTCCGCTCGGTCTTTTGTTTTGTTTCGTTTTGTTTTGTCTCAGGTGGCCTCTTAGTCTCGACATTGGCTGCTCCTTTTCTGGCACGATGGGCCTGCTTTGAGTTCGCGGGTGCTGGCTGTTGGGTGTTTTTTTGCCGCGTCTGCAACTTCTTTTTTTTTGCAGTGGAACCAGTCACCCTTTTCCTCTTTTTGGTGTTTCCATGCAGAGCGTGTTGGAGTTTGTTCCATTCTTTGTGTCCAATGTGCCATTGGCTGGCTGGCATCTCTTTTGTTATTCCGTCCCGAGTGGTGCTAATCCACTCGGGACCGACACGGTC